AGAACTGTAGAGAAGGCTAAGGGCGTACAGAGAGACAAATGAGATACTTCAAGTTAAAAGACTTTGATTGTCAGGAGACAGGCAACAATGAGATGTGTACTGATTTTATGGATAAGCTGGATGAGTTGCGTCATGTATGCGGATTTCCGTTTATCATCACCAGTGGTTACAGGGATAAGACACACAGCATCGAAGCTAGAAAAGCAAAGGTCGGAACCCACGGACAAGGGATAGCGGCAGACATAAAAGTGTCGAATGGACATCAAAGGTATATTATCCAGAAAAATGCCTATAAAATGGGGTTTACTGGGGTAGGTGTCGCAGAAACTTTTATTCACGTGGACACTAGAACTACAACTCCCGCTAGTTGGAATTATTGAAAGGTGAACCATGCCACTAAAAAAATTACAGTTAAAAGCAGGTATAAACCGAGAAAACACTAGGTACACTAGCGAGGGTGGTTGGTACGAATGTGATAAAATACGGTTTCGCCAAGGTACGCCGGAAAAGATAGGTGGGTGGGCGCGTATATCGGCATATACCTTTTTGGGTGTGTGTCGTTCATTGTGGAATTGGGTAACTCTTGGAAGTCAAAATCTGATAGGGGTAGGTACTAACCTAAAGTTCTATATAGAAAATGGTGGAGTATATAACGATATAACTCCCTTACGCGCTACTGTAACCCTGACTAACCCCTTCGAGACCACAAACGGCTCGCCTATTATAGAGGTTACCGATGCTAATGGTGGTTATAATAACGGAGACTTTGTTACTTTTAGTAACGCTACCGCAGTTGGTGGAGTTACGTTAAACGCAGAATACCAAATAACTACAAGCGATACTACCAACAAATATACAATAAATGCGGGTACTAATGCGACTTCTAGTGCTACTGGTGGTGGTACAGTAACAGCAGCATATCAGATCAATGTCGGACCGGCTTTTGCAGTACCTCTAGTAGGTTGGGGTGCAGGTAATTGGGGTTTTGGAGTGTGGGGTGTAGGAGAAGGTTCTTCAGATTCCTTACGTTTATGGAGTCAGTATAATTTTGGTGAGGATTTAATATTTGGACCTCGTGATGGTGGCATATACATATGGGATGCTACTAACGGACTAAACACTAGGGCCATACCTCTTACAGGTACAGAAGTACCCACAATACAAAAATCAATACTAGTGTCCGATATTAACAGGTTTGTGTTTTGTTTTGGGTGCAATGAAGTGCTAACTACTACAATTAATCCTATGCTAATACGTTGGTCAGATCAAGAAGATGCTACCAACTGGCTACCCGCTGCTACTAACCAAGCAGGTGATTTAGTACTATCTAACGGCACGCAAATTGTAACCGCTAAACAAGCGCGACAAGAAGTTCTAGTATGGACAGATTCAGCATTGTACGCATTGCAGTATGTAGGTGCTCCTGCGGTGTGGACTGCTCAGTTAGTAGGTAAAAATGTTTCTATAGCAGCACAGAACGCTGTAGCATATGCTAATGGTGTAGCTTACTGGATGGGCAAAGACAAGTTCTACATGTATGACGGACGTACACAACCTCTACGATGTGATATACGTAAATTTGTATTTAATGATTTTAATGAAAGTCAGTATGAACAGGTTTTTGCAGGTACTAACGAATCGTATCACGAGATATGGTGGTGGTATTGTTCTTTAGACGCTAGTACGGTTGATAGGTATGTTGTGTACAATTACTTAGACCAAGTATGGTACTACGGTACTATGGATAGGACTGCATGGCTTGACTCGGGACTAAGAAACAACCCTATAGCGGCTACATATAGTAGTAATTTAGTTGACCATGAAGAAGGTGTTGACGATAACGAAACGGCAACTACTAAACCTATAAGTGCATACGTGTCTTCTGCCCAGTTTGATTTAGATGATGGGCACCAATTTGCGTTTATTTGGCGTATACTACCTGATATTACTTTTGATGGGTCTAGCGCAAGTTCTCCAGAGGCTACTATGACTTTGCTACCACTACAAAACTCGGGATCAGGATACAATATTCCACCTTCTGTGGGGGGTTCTAATAGTTCAGGAGTAACACGTACGGCTGTACTGCCTATAGAAGAGTTTACAGGACAAATATTTACTCGTGTACGTGGACGGCAACTTGCTATAAAGGTAGAATCTAGTGATATTGGAGTAACTTGGCAGTTAGGTACACCAAGAATAGATATGCGGCCTGATGGTAGACGTTAATGTCAGTAGATAATACTAACTACAATGTACTGTTTCGTGCTCCCGCGTTACCGTATCCTCCACAGGTATATGATCAACAGTCGTTTGAAGAGTTTAATAAAATACTGCGTATCTATTTTAACCAGTTAGATAACGCTTTGAGGAATGCTATGTCAGTACAAGAGCCATACGAGTTGCAAGTATCTAAAGGCCAGATAGCAGGAGCTAGTGCTGTATATAAGTTTGGATTTAACCCTGACGTTGACGGTACTAGTGAGACTGTGTGGGGCACTGGAGGTATTTACCCCTACCTTACATCTGCTTCTACTGTATACATAAGTAGTTCTAGCACTGCCGATTCTAACGGGGGTACGGGCGCTAACACTGTAACCGTAGAGGGCGTAGATGGTAGTTACAACGTTAAAAGCGTAACTGTTAACATGAACGGGCAGACTCAGGTACAGGTAGGTGATGCTAGCTCGTGGTTACGTGTTAACAGAATATTTGTCGCTACCTCTGGTAGTGGAGGCACTGCTGCTGGAGCAATATACGTAGCTAATAGTGGAGTAAGTTCTGGAGTACCTACAGGCATTACGTATGCGCACGTTATACAGGGATATAACCAATCTCAAATTGCTGCGTATACAGTCCCTGCCGGATACTCTTTGTACCTAGACGACGTTACGTTTACCTCCGCAATATCCCTAGCAAACAAACACGTTACTGCAAGTTTTGTTACGCGTGACTTCGGCTCCAATACGTTCCGTACGCGCATAATTCAAACTATGCAGAGCGCCTTATTAATGCTACCACTTTCGTACCCATTAAAAATAGAAGAAAAAACAGACGTAGAGTGCCGAGCATTTTCCGATACTACTAACGTAGAAGTGGGGGCGTCTTTTCAAGGCACTCTCATAAAGAATTAAGAGTCTAAATAATGCCTCCTACTACTTACACGCCTTTCACTTTAATACCTCATCCAGATGTAGAAGGTAAGTACACACTAGTTGCAGGTGATGGAGAAACTTTAGGCGGTACTTACAACGCAGATGGAACAGCGTTTAAAAATCAAAAAGCACCTTGGGACGACGGTACTGTTGCTCCTTATGACGAAGGTGACGGCGGTGGTAGTGTCCCCGGTGTACCAGACCCTAATAACACCGATGACGAAGGTGATGGCGGTGGTAGTGGCCCCGGTGTACCAGACCCTAATAATACCGATGACAGTGATAGTGAGACAAATTACGAAGACTTTAACGTTGCTCTTTGGTACCAACAATTAATTACTGAAGCAGACTATGATCAGAACATAGCAGATCTAAAACAACAAGCATTTAACAACTTCGATCCTAATCGTGGAGAACTAGCAGGTACAAATTTTGAGGGTTGGGCTAGGGACCAGTTAGAAGGTATGCCTTTTATAGAACAAATTAGGAACTCAGGTACTTCTATTGTATCTAACCTATCTTCGCCTTTTGAAATAGACTACCCCTACGATTACGATAACGAAAACTTATACATGAAATTACCATCTACTGGCGGTAACACTAACATGTATCAGGGGTTTTCTGACGAAGAACGTGAAATGTATGAAGACTTACTTGATAGGGGTAGTTTTTATGACACTAGTAACGGGTTAGCTGGCCCCGGCGAATATACTATGGTGTGGATAGAAGATCCCCCTAAAGAAAGTTCTTGGGAAAAGTTTTTGTCCAACCCCGTAGTAAATGTAATAGCGGCGATAATTCCCGGCGGTGCTCAAGCTATTGCTATAGTAAAAGGGTTGTCAGGTATGACCCTACATGCTAGTGATTACTTTGCTATGGCTGGCGGGTACGAAGTAGTAGGACAAAAATTTAATGACTTTGCTAACAGTATAGGAGCTACCGCTGGAGAACTTGCAGGAGGCAGTGAATTTGTATCCGAAGCTGTAGCTCAAGGTACTAAAAATGCTATATCAGCAATAATAACAGACCAAGATCCTTTAGAAGCATTTGTTACTGGAGGAATGCAAGTAGGCGTAAGTCGAGTGCTTGGTAGAGTAAACGAGCTAACTGATGGGGCAATAGACGAACTAAAAGGTTCAGGACAGCTTACCGAGGATACTAGAACGTACGACTCTGATGGAAACGTTACTGGAGGTTCCGCACCTGTATTTACAGGTACTATAGCGCACGATTTGATAGCAGAAGCTGTAGCGTCTCAGTTGGCTACTGGTGATGTAGACGAAGCACGTATGGCGCAAATAGTCTCAGCAGCTACTATAACCACTCAAACGGTTGGGAAGTTTGTAGGTCAAAGACTACCTCCGGGCGGCATAGAGATGTTGACACGCTCGTTGCAATCTACGCTAACTACTATGGCTATAGGCGGTAGTGGTTCAGAAGCGTTCCAGAGAAGTATGGCTGCTCAGTTGGAAAGGGCGGTTATACAATCCTTACAAAACGATACCTTCGCAGAAGACGTAGCAGAAGTATGGGATAGGGCTACTGGGTCTTACGATGTGCTATACGAACAAGCCGCCGCCGCAGATGCCGCAGCATTAGCCCGAGCAGAGGCCGCGCAGGAAGTAAACGACACGGTAAAACTGATAAATGATGGTGCTGCGGAGTTAACAGAACTTTCAGAGGCTATGCAGGATATACGAGGCGATAGGTATTTAGGAGAACTAAGTCCCGAAGAAACCGATGCATACGAGGCTGCAAAAAAGGCTTTTGACGACGCAGAAAATAAATTTACTGACCTACTAGAAAACAAATATATACCTGCGCTAGACGCGGGCAACGCCGCCTATGATGCCGCTACTGACGCATATAATACTGCTGCGGACTTGTACCAAGATACATATGATGGCATGTCCGATACGTCTAAAGAACTAAATGATAAACTTGCGCCCCTAATAGATGACATTAATAAGGCGACAGTATCCAGCCTGAATCCTAGTTTTGACGCCGAGTTCTACGCCGAACAAAACGGTATTACCGTAGAAGAAGCCAATGCGCACTACCTAAGCCAAGGACTGTATGACAACTTACCAACAAACCAAAAAGCACTCACCGCGCAAAACACTGCATCGGTAAACAACGCACTTAATGCTCTATCTGAAGCTACAGGACTAGACCTAACTAAAATAGCTCCAGAGCAAATGAAAGAAGTAATTGGTAGTTTGGTAGGAGCTGCTAAGGCAGCGGGGGTAGCTATAAGTGATTTAGACATGGCATCTGTAGCGCAAAAGGCTCTTAGCGCAATTTATAACCCTGATGGGACGGGCGATGAGTTCTTTAACTACACTACCGACGCTGATGGCAACGTAACTAATGTTGAGTATAGTAGGACTACTAGTAGTGGGTTTGGTAAGGCAGAAGGAGTTACTAACCAAGATATAGTCAACGGTAACGCGGTAGCGCAAATTAACCCTGAAACAGGGCAATATGAGTGGACTATACCTACAAAAGACCCCTACACATATAATGGCAATATAGTCAAATATGATGCGGAAACCAAAGAACCGTACATTATAAATCCTGAAACAAACGAACGCGAAGACTTAGACTTATATATAGAAGGTGAGTTTGGTCCAAACAATCCGCCTCCCTCTGGAGGAGATAATCCCTATTCGCCTGATTCCGCACCTACGCTGGAGGACATGAGCAACCCCGATTCTTCCGCGTATGATCCCGGACAATTTACTCAAGAAGTAAATGATAACAACTTAACTGATGATCTAAACGACGACTCTGGATCATGGGCAGGTGACGCCGCAGACTGGTTCTTAGATGCCCTCAATAATGGAGCTACATACCTACAACAAAACGAAGATTCAATCCCAGCCAGTGAGTTTGTGCAGAATGCGTACGCTAACGGTATAAGAGCTACCGCAGGAATAATCGAGTCTCTTAATGGGCTTGCTGTATTACTAGGAGATGACCCTGCCGCTACATCTGTGGGAGAATTTGCTGCTGACTTGGCTACTATAGGAGAGGGCGCTAATACAGAAGGGTATAAAGAAGCTGCGGATAGCATGAGAGAGTTTCAAGATGGACTCAATAGAAAAGACGATCCTAATACTCCCATAGTATACGATGACGAAGGTAACTATGTGTCGGGGGATGAGAGTAAAAAAAGTTTATGGGAAGGCGCACAAGACATAATTAA